GCAAGAAGAATAAAGGCAGAGAACATGTTACTAACGGTGATAAATGTTGGTGTTGCCCTTTCAAAGATACCCAAACTAACTATAACGCCGTCTCTCTCGGCTCTCTTGGCGGCAAAGCCTCGGCACAATCATTAACACCAGAACAACGTACAGAACGCGCTAGAAAGGCAGGGAAGGCTAGACAAGAGAAAGCACGCAAAGAGAATAAGACGTAGTTTTCCTTCCACACCCTCAAAGATTAGCCTTATTTCTTTGGCGGAACCATGCTATTATGAAGGTATTCTATGGCTGAAACGAACCCCAACGGAGCTAACCAGTACAAGAGAGATCCACGTCAAAGGGCTTTTAAGCGTGCGTATTGCAACCCGAATAGCCCCACTTTTGGGAATGCCTATCAGTCTGCTTTGGGTGCTGGGTATAAGGAAGAATATGCAAAGGTTATCACTACTCAGGACTACGGATGGTTCTCGGAGATGCTCAGGGATATGGATTTGCTGGACAAGGCAGAAGAAGTGCTCAAAGAAACCCTTGAGATGAGCGATGAGGAGGCTGTTATCTTCGATGGCGTGCCTCTCGAAGATGTCACGAGACGCAACCCTGCACTTACGAAGATCAAGCAGGATAGTGCGAAGTTCGTAGCCGAACGTCTCGGGAAAGAGCGCTACTCCCTTCGTAATGAAATCACTGGTGAAGACGGTGAGCCTATTTCTTGGCGCGTTGTTCGTGGGAAGAGTGAGGAACCTGATGTTAAAGCTGAGTAGTATGCGCATTGCTTTTATCTGGGACTGGAATAACGATCCTGTTCAGTGCATGACCTGGAAAGACGGACTCAGTGCCGCGATGCGTATCTTGAGCAAGAAGTACGATGTCAAGATGTTCACGCTCGGCAAGTTTAACGGCATCATGGATCACGCATACTTCCCTTTTTACATGTACAAGGGCGAGGATATGAAAGCGAGTTCTGAACTTGAAGAGGCAGTGCGTGCCTTTAATCCTGACATTATCCTGCATTTTGCAGATCTTACCCGTCCCAACGCCCGTCCCCTTTCATTACTTGGTATTCCGATGGCTCTTTGCTTCGCGGGGGGAGATACTGCCGGTACTACCGGACAATACTTTGACCTTATTTTTATTGAGAGCGAGGCATATCGTGGAAGACTTGAGGTTCGGGGACACGAAGTCATTACTGCTTTTGGAACCAACACAGAACTCTTTTCACCTATTAACTTGAGGAAGCACTTCGATGCCGCATTCCCTGCCACGTATTGCGATTGGAAGCGTCATAAGCTCTTTACCGATGCCACAGAAGGTTTCCGCGCGGTAGCCGCCGGATACATGTACGACGTCCAAGAGCGAGACTGTTACGAATACCCACAAGAACACGGAGTGCTGACCTTTCCACACATAAGCGCTGAGGCGTTGAAGTATCTCTACGCCGCTTCAAAGACCTGTGTCATTACCTCAAGGGCTGATGGCGGTTCACAACGCACCGTATTAGAGGCAATGGCAATGAATGTTCCCGTTATCGTGATGAGCGATTCCGACAAGACGAGCGAATACATCCTAGACGCTCAGCGTGAAGGCTATGACGTTGGCGCTGTTGTTGACCCTAATTCACAAGATATCCACAGGGCTGTGGAAGAGTGGAGAGAACGGGGAAGCAATGCGAGGGAGTACATACTGAAGCGCTGGTCGCACGAGGTGTATGCTGACAATTTGGAACGGGGGCTTCTTTCGTTATGCGCATAGTTGTCCTCACCCCCACCATTCGTCCCGGAGGGCTTGAACGAGTAGCACAAAGCGTTCAACTCCTCATGAAAGAGAACAGAGATACCTTCTGGCACGTTGGTCTTTCTGCCGTGGGGGAGAAGAGTACCCTTTGCCACACGATGAACTCTTTGCTTGAGCTTGCGAGATGGGATAAGCCTGACGTCATCATCTTTTTACAAGATTACATTTTCACTACACGCCTCTTTGATGTTGCTGATTTCGTTTACAAAGAGCAGAAGGCGTTTACATTCCCTGTAACCAAAGAAGGAAAGGAGGACTGGCGTTCCTCTGGTGCGACGAGAAAGATACAGCCGAACGAATGGGAGATAGACTTTGCCGCTATTCCTTTCTCACTCCTCCACAAAGAGAAGTTTGATACGGATTTTGATGATCGTGGTGGTTTTGGCTGGGAGAATAGCGAGTACGCGCTACGCCTCAATCTTCGCCATGGTGTGGAGTTTTACGTTGAGCCACGCTTTTCTGCTGATGCGATTGATCATGATGCGCGGGAACCTCATCCCTTTAAGAAGAAGGGGAACCAAGACTTGTATTCTGTAAAAGAACAGTACCTTCGTAAATTCTCATGAAGACACAAGACATCATTCTCTGGACTCCGCACTCAAACCAGCTCCGCATCGTAGACAACCGGAAGCGTTTTAAGTTTGTCCGGTGTGGGCGTCGCTTTGGGAAGACTACCACCGCTATCTCCATGCTCGTTGAAGAGGCGCTTGATAAGCAAAAGGGGCTGTATTACTACATCGCGCCAACGTATAAGCAGGGTAAGCAGATCGCATGGCAGATGCTCGTGGATACGGTGACCGTTCTCCCGAAGAGCTTTCTCAAGAAGAAACCTAACGAGAGCGAGCTTTATATTGAGTTTGCTAACGGCTCCAAGATTTACATCAAAGGCGCAGACAACCCTGATTCTCTCCGTGGTGTTGGTCTTGATGGTGCTGTGCTTGATGAGTACAAAGACTTTCATTCTGCAGTATGGAAGGAAATCATTCGTCCCGCACTCCTCGACAAGCAAGGCTGGGCAATGATCATGGGTACTCCGAAGGGGTATAACCACTTCTACCGAATGGAACAGGAGATACGCCTCTCCCCCGATTGGGAGTTTTTTCATTTCACTTCATACGATAACCCTCTCCTCTCACGCTCTGAGCTCGATTCCATTAAAGGGGAAACGCCACAGGTTACTTTTGAGCAGGAGTACATGGCAGAGTACCGACGCTTTGAAGGGCTCGTATACCAGGAGTTTGATTTCAAGCGCCATGTTATTGAGAAACTGCCTGATGATATCTTCTTCCATACGCGCATCGCCGGTATCGACTTCGGCTTTAACAACCCTGCCGCAATGGTTGAAGTAGGGATTTCCTATGATGGCGTGTATTACGTCACAGATGTCTGGTATCGAACCGGGAAGACTGAGCCTGAGATCGTGGAGTATGTTGCTGGTGCTACAGGAGCGAATAGGATCAACGCACTCTATCCTGACCCTGAGAACCCTTCCGCTATCAAAGCGATGAATGACAAAGGCTTGCCGGTGATGGAAGTTATCAAGGGACCAGGCTCTATCAAGAGCGGTATCGATAAGATTAAAGCACTCTTCAAAACGAACAAGCTTTTCATCCTTGCGAAGTGTGAGCCACTCATCTTTGAACTCGAAACGTACCACTACCCAGAGCGTCGTGATGGTTTCAATGCGTCCGATACTCCCGTGAAAGACAACGATCACGCGCTAGATGCGTTAAGATACGCTATAATGATGACAGATGCAGGGCTCTCGTCTCCGGACGAGGATAGCAATTTTGCACTTTACAAGGGAGGATATAAATAAAATTGCTTTATGCCCCAAATGGATAGTGAAACAATCAAGAACGAAGCGCTCTCGCTCATTAGGAGTGATGTGCAGGATTACGAACACGCAGTGTGTTACGTCACGGATCGCGTCTCTTTCCGCATGCGCGAACTCATCAAAGAACTCCGACGCAACTATTGGGGTATCTTTGAGCAACCGGTAGACGAGAACACAGGACGTGAGCGTATTTGGATTCCACTTACGGAAAGTATCGTCGACGCTGTTGTTAAGAACATCGACCTTGATACCAAAGACATGAATATTCGGGCAAAGAAGCCTGGATCTATTGGTTATGCAGCCGTTCTTCGTACCGCGTTCCGTAAGTACCTCAGTGATTCCAACTTCGGGCAGAAGCTCGACGAGCTTGAGCGTGGTGTATCTATCGACGGTACATGGGTCTGGAAGACATACGAAACGAAACGCAACGGTAAGAAGTACCTTTGCTTTGAACCTACGGAGATTCTTAACATCTACGTTGACCCTACTGCTCGCTCGCTCACGGAAGCCGGCTCCTACACTGAGCGTTCTTTGTACTCCCCGGACCAACTCCGCAACCATACCGACTGGATGGATATAGATTTGGCTATCGAAACCGCAAAGACAAACGTCTCCCCGGTAGAGCGTGATGGTGTGCAATCTGCGAACAACAACATCAAACTCATCGAAGTATACGAACGCAACGGGTTGATGCCGCTTCGCCTTATTACAGGGAATGAAGAGGATACAGACATGGTAGAGGGACGCATCATTGCTTCAAACGCTATGAACGGGGGAGTTGTTCACGTCATCGAACGCAACAAGAAAGTCGACGAGTACGGTCTTCCTATCCGCCCATGTGAAGAGTGCTGGTATCAGAAACTCCCGAACCGCTGGTACGGACGCGGACCTGCTGAGAAGGTCATCAACCTCCAAGTGTGGCTCAACACTATCGTCAACATTCGTATCACCCGTTCTTATGTTGCACAGCTCGGTCTCTTTAAGATCCGGAAAGGTGCAAACATATCGGCAGGTATGCTCCAACGCCTTGCGGTTAATGGTGCTATCACTGTGAACCAGATGGATGATATCCAACAGCTCCCCGTACAGGAAGCGTCTCAAGCCTCCTATCAGGATGAGAGCATGGCGGTAGACTGGGCTAACCGCACGACTTCCGTCTTCGAGGCGGTTACTGGTGAGAGCCTGCCATCAAGCACTCCGGCTACGAACGCCGCTATTGCGCAACGCGCCGGTCAATCTCAATTCGTTCTCATTAAAGAACAGATTGGTATGTTCCTTCAGCGCTGGGCGCGCCGTCACGTTCTTCCTTTTATTGCTGAACAGCTTACAGAGGGGGAGGTATTACGCCTAACAGGCGAACCCGAAGAACTCCGTGAGATGGATGAGTACGTTGTAAACAAGCTCCTCGTAACCGAGATTGAGAAGATGACCAAAGCTGGCAAGTTTGTAGACGCTGACCAGGTAATGAAAAAGAAAGAGCAACTCATGGAACAGCGCAAGGCGATGGGAGGCGAGCGTTACGTGGAGGTTGGTAAAAAGAGCTACAAGCCAACGGATTACGACGTGGAGGTATACGTTACGAACGAGGAAGTGGACACTGCCGTTCTCTCACAGAACCTCATGACCACACTTCAAATCGTTGCGCAGAACCCGAACACAGGAGTTGACCCGAACCTTATCGTGCGCACGCTCTTCGATGTTATGGGACTTGATGTAACCACGTATAAGTCAAAGCAACCTCCGATGCAGATGATGCCTCAGCAACCTGGAGCCGAGATGATGCAACCGCAATCTCAGAACCCAACAGCCGCTTTAACTCAAGCAGTAACTCAAGGCATGGTATGATCGTCCCATTGAGTGACAAAATCAGGAACACAAAACCTTCACTTATAAGAAAGTTGAGAACTCCCTATGCCAAAGCTCAAAGGAAAACAGGAAAAGGAAATATCGGAAGCGCTCTCCCACGGTAGGGAGATGGAGCTAATGGTCAAAGGGCAGGGCTGGCAGGATGCACGTTCCTACCTCATGGAAGAGATAGGAAAGATAAGCGATATCAGTAGCCTCATCGACGTAGCCCCACAGAATATCCCCATGGAGTTACGCGCACGCTCAATCGCAAAGGATATTGTCCTCTCGTTCATTGCCTCTATCGAGGGAGATGCGGAGGCATACCTTGCAAATAAGGTTGCGCTTGAGCAGATACGCTCACGCCCATACCTTGAATATAAGAACTAGACAATTCGGGCAAGCCACATGAAGCATTGTGTGGCTCCCCGAGCGGTCTAAAAGTCGAACGCTCAAAAATATTCGTTACTTGTATTCACGAACTCTATGGTAGACACTACCTCAGATACTTCCCTACCTCATGCGGAAAACGTTCCCGCAGGAGAAGAAGCAAGAGCTGTCCCACCAACGCCCTCAGAGAGTGGCATGTTGGCTAAATTGCTTTCAGAAGCCACTGGTCGGATTTTTAAAACTGACGAAGACGCTTTGCGCTCGGTAGGGGAAACGTTTAAGTTTGTCGGCGATACCGGCAAATATAAAGGAATAGTTAATTCTCTTAAGCAGCACCTCAACACCGACGAAAAAGGTGTATTCTCTTTTATGGAAAATTTGGCACAAAACCCTCAAGAACAATCTACTCCGGCTCCTATTGCTCAAGCTCCTGCTTCTGCGCCTCAAAATGCACAGCTCGAAGCCTTGCAGAAGGAAATGGATGAGATTAAATACTTCAAAGCTCATCCCGAGATGGAAGCGTTCAAAGATAGCCTCGTAGGTCTTCGTGACTCTACTGGCAAATCGCTCGCTGAAGTTGCAGAGATGCCTGCCGTGAAGCCTCTTCTTGAGAAAGCTCGGGCGTCGGTTGATTCGGAAACAGTACGATCAGTTATTCACTCTAGCCCTCGCCTTGGGCAAGTGTCTGACAAAGTAACCGAATCCCGTGACTTGCTTGCAAAAGCTGGTGAGACTGGTAATCCTCGTTTTGAACGAGAAGCCCATCAAGCCGCAGTTGACGCAGTTATTGGCGCATACGGTCTTCGTGACTAACTTGCAAAAGGGCAGAGGGAAAGAAAACTAATCTACTCTTTTTTCTCTCTTATGTCCTACGTTTCTTCTTTTGGAGATGTATCTCGCAAAGACGATGTTGTCCTCAACGCTGTCGAAATCTTGACCGCTCGTGAGACGATGATCTTCAACATGCTCGGCAAAACCGAAGCAATCGACACTGTTCACATGTTCCTCGTAGACACTCTTCGTACTGCTGCCGCTAACGCTCAGACCGAAGTTGGTTCCTACACCTACCTTGACCGCACCACTCCTACCCGCCTTTCAAACATCGTGCAAAACATTGCTATTCCTTTCCGCGTGTCTCGTACACAGCAAAAGATTCAGCACTACCACGGTGAAGATGAGCTTGCACGTCAAACGACGAAGGCGCTCATGGAGTTCGCTAACGACGCAGAATTCAACCTCTTGCGTTCGACTGGAACTTCCGGTGCTTCCGGTACGGCTCCAACGATGAACGGCATTATTGCCGCAATCTCCAAGTCTACCAACGTTACCGCTCACACTTCCGGAACCGCTCTTGTTGCTTCCATCATCGATGGTCTCGCAAGCGCTAACTGGACCAACAGTAACGGTGATGTTGCAACTGACCTCTTCATGGGCTCCTTCTTGCGTACTACGTTTGACGGCTTCACCCAGAAGACGAACACGGTAGTTAACTCCGCTTCTGTTACTGCAATCATCCGCACTGTTCAGACCTACGAAACTGCATTCGGTACGCTCGTTGTACACAAGCACCGCTATATCCAAGCTGCTGCTGACGCAACTGCTCGCATGCTCTGTATTCGTCCTGACAAATTGAAGGTAGCCTTCCTTGAAAAGCCATATATTGATGATGGTCTTTCCCGTGATGGTGACTTCACGCCTCGTGCCGTTGTCGGAAAGATGACGCTCGAAGTACGTAACCAGGATTCTAACTGGTTCACATCCGGCTTCTTGAAAGCCTAAACATGGGAGGGGGCTTCGGCTCCCTCTTTTGTTTTTATGGTATCCTTTTCCCATATGAGTACATCAACACAGCACGCCGTCATTGACGTCGTTTCAGGTTATATTGAGAAGAATGGTGAGGAATACGAGGCATTTAAAACTCAGCTTGAAGAGCGAAGAGGAGGGCAGAACACCGACTTCGCAGAGCTTGAGAAAACGCAGGCGGTCCTCCGACAACTCGGAGAGTTTCCCGAAACCCTCTTCAATCTCTTCAAAGAAAGACTGTCCGATGGAGAAATGGAGTGGTTCCGCTCAAAGGAGGGTCAAGCGTGGTTTATAAAACGGTTCCCGGAATTCTCAGCAACTCGTAAAGTCTAATCCTATGGCAAAAATAGCACTCGCAATGATCGTTAAGGCGGCAGATTCAGAAGCTAAGTTACTCGATAGATGTCTTGAGTCTGTGAAGGATCATGTTGATGGTATTTTCCTTACCATTACAGGGCAGAATAAGGCGTGTGAAGATGTTGCCGAAAAGTACGGTGCCATTGTTTCGCATTTCCCTTGGATAAATGACTTCGGCAAGGCACGCAACTTCTCCTTCCTTCAGGTCTCAAAGGATTATTCCCACATCTTTTGGGTTGATTGTGATGATATCGTCGAAAACGCTGACAGGATTCGTGACGTTCTTGAGGGCGAACCAAATACGGACGCCTTCATCATGAACTACCTCTACGATTTCGATGAATGGAACAACCCGACCGTCGTCCATCTTAAAACTCGCATCGTTAAGAATGATGGGTGTGTTGAGTGGGAGGGTGAATTGCACGAGGATTTTAAGACAAATAGAAAGATAAGCGCGAAACTTGTTGAGGGTGTAAATATCATCCACCTTCCAGGTAAAGAACACCTCAAAGAAAGTGCGGCTAGGAATGTCATTGTCTCGGAGAGCCAACTCAAATACAGCCCCGAAGATCCTAGAAGCTATTGGAACGTTGGGAATTCTTATATTCTTGCCGATCGTTTCGATGAGGCTATCGCGGCATTCAATACCTTCTTTGAGAAGTCGCGCTCAGAGGAAGAGAAGTACATAGCCCACCAGCGTGTGGCAGAGTGCTATATCAGCAAGAATGATCTTGAAAAGGCACTTGAGCATGTTCGTGTTGCTATCGGTCTACGTCCAAACTATCCGGACGCCTATACACTCGCGGGCAATATCCTTTTGGGTATGAACCGCGTTACCGATTCCGTTGAAGCTCTCAAGAAAGCACTTGAGCTTGAGCCTAGTTATTCAAAGGTTATCGTTTACAACCCAAGAAATTACGACCTTGTACCGATGAAGCTACTCGCCAAGGCTTATGTTTTGCTTGGTTTCCCACAGCTCGCGCTCCCACTTCTTGAGGGATGTTCACAGATAACTCCAAAAGATGAGAAGCTTGCTGAAATTGTAAAGGCGCTCAGAATTGAGTCCGATAAAGCGGAGGCTATCATGAAAGACTTCGAGCGCTTGAAGGCTATTGAGAGCGACGAAGAACTCAGGAAAGAGATTGACTCGTTGCCTGAGGATTTCCAGAGCCATCCCGCTATTTGTCGCTTGAAGAACATGCGCTTTGTGAAGAAAGAGTCTTCCGGTAAGGATATCGTTTTCTTCTGTGGTCAAACATCCGAAGAGTGGACGCCAAAGACTGCTATTGAAAAGGGTATTGGTGGGAGTGAAGAAGCCATCATCAACCTTTCAAGAGAACTCGTAAAGAAGGGATGGAATGTTACGGTATACAACTCGTGCGGGCATAAAGAGCAGGTATTTGATGGTGTTGTTTACAAGCCTTTCTGGGCTTGGAACTACCGGGATCGCCAAGATGTTACGGTTATCTGGCGCAGTCCGATGCCATGTGATTTTGAAATCAATTCTGCAAAAGTGTTTATTGATCTTCATGACGTTATTAGCCCGGGAGAATTTACAGAGAAGCGCCTTGCTCGTATTACGGGGATCTTCGTAAAGAGTAAATACCACAAAGAGCTATTTGGTAAGGATGCACAAAGGAAGATGCACGTTGTTCAAAACGGAATCAACTGTTCAGTCTTTGAGAAGAAGGTGAGGCGCAATCCTCTGTTAGTTATCAACACATCATCCCCAGATCGTTCATTGTCGACATTCATTGATATTGCTGAACGAGTAAAGAAAGAAATGCCAAGCGCTTCTTTTGAGTGGGCGTATGGCTGGAATGTTTTTGATGCAGTGCATAAAGACTCTCCTGACCGTATGGAATGGAAGGCGCGTATGCAGAAGCGCATGAAGGACGTTGGCGTAAAAGAGCTTGGACGCCTTGGGCATGAAGAGGTTGCGGAGCTTTACCAAAAAGCTGGCGTATTCCTTTACCCTACAAAGTTTTCTGAGATTGACTGTATTTCTGCACGCAAGGCACAAGCCGCAGGCGCGTACCCCATCACTACAGACTTCGGCGCATTAAAAGAGACTGTGCGCTTCGGAGACTCGTTTGCCGTTGTAGATGACCCACAGGGGGAAGAGAGCGATTATGGCGTAACTAGTGAAGCCCTGAAGATTGGCATGACGCAAGCACTTCTTCGACAACTCAAGACTCCGGCTTCTGATGTTTATCGGAAGAATATGCAGGAGGCTATGAATCAATTTGATTGGGCTTCTATTGCTGATGCGTGGGATGCTATACTCACAGCGTAAATTATGGAAAACTCATCACAAAATATCTTTGAAGAATCGGGCTTGTACGACCCTATTATCGCAACGAAGGTTCTCGGCATTCTTGGGATGGGGCAAGATGATTTTGTCATCCCTTCGAACGTAGACAAGTTTAAAAACATTGCTCGCTTTGTGCGTAGCGCCCCCGACGCTCTCGCGTTACTTGATAGGGCAGTTGTGAAGGCGGCATATCGTCCAGGAGATTCAAAAATTGATGCGGCGATACGGTATGTGGATCTTCGCACAAGATATCAAGAAATGCAGAAAGGGCTTGAGGAGCTAAAACGAGACATTTCTTTCTATGAATAATAAAGAATTCATAGTCCAAAATGGACCCAAGATAATAGCTCAGGCTCTTGATAAGCTGAGTAATGTTGGCGTTGAAATTACTGCCGGCGGCGGAGGTGGAGGCGCAGGCACTCAATACACCGAAGGCGATACCGACGCTTCTATTACTGGCACAGTCGCGATGATGGAAGGCGCTGGGAATGCCCTTGTACCAGCGCAAGGAACCGTGGCAGACGGTCTTTTGGTGAACCTTGGCGCTAATAATGATATCCAGGGCGTAGACGCTGAGGGCGCACCACTTACCGCAAAGCCTGTTGTGGTTGGTGGTGAGGATGGTTCTGGCAATGTCAAAGCATTACAAACAGCCACAGATGGCGACCTGCTCGTACACCAACATTCAGCATCAACCGCACTTGGAGACGGCGTGAGCAATACGATGCACATCCCCATCAACCAGACAGACCTTGGCTTCATGGGTACTCCTGTCGCTAATTACGTCTACAATAACTCAACCTGGGATAGGATGCGCGGAGACGCAACAAACGGCGTACTCGTAAACACCGAACTCACAACCGCAGACCTCGACACAGGCGGAGGTACAGATACCCGCGCTGTTGTCGGTATGGTATTGGCAGAAAGTGGAGGAGGCGCACTTGTCGGCTCTGCTAACCCGATGCCGGTACGGGTTAAGTTACAAGGCGCTACTATCACAGAGACTTCGGTGGATGATGCCGCTGTAGACACGACGCTTCTTGCATCTAATGCGTCCCGCGTTGAAGTGCATATACTCAACGATTCAACAGTTACGTTGCGCGTGAGCCTTTCTGCCACCGCATCCGCTACTTCCCCATACATCGTAAGGGCTGGGGAGTCTTTGACTATTGTGCCTAACCCGGACGGCAAAATGTATCTTGGTGAGATTTCTGGTATTTGGGATTCTGATGCAGGTGGCGCGGCTCGTATTGTTGAAATCACCTAGTATGATAAAAATAAACGGCAAAACAGTAGCCGCGCATGAGGCTGAGTACGACCACGACAACCTGCTTACTGCAGAACAACAAGAGCTTCTTGCGGGTATCACAGACGGTACGCAGGGCGATGTTCACTATGCGCGAGGCTTATACGAGACGAGTGACCCGGGCTATCTTGAAATAGGGCAAATTCAGGACGGCTACCTCATTCGTCGCAACGGTTCTAACATCGAAGACACATACCGCGCACCAACAAACTCTGATTACATGCCGCTTGGCGTCATCTTCATGGCATGGGAGCCGCGTGGAGATGGAACCCCTGTAGCAGTTGGTGGCTCGCCTATTTCCGTTGGTGGAAATGCAAACGACCCACAAGACGGCTATCACTCGGTCAAGTTTGGCGATGCTGGTTCTGGTACTTCGCGCATTTATTCAACGCTTCCAACGGTACGACGAGGCTATAATCTGACGATGGAGTTTTTGTTTCAGCTTGGTACAGATATTTCAAACGGTGTCATTGCTTTTGGTTTGCAATCGAACACAACAGTGGTAAGCGGCGCGACGGTTCCCGCAAGCCAGCACGACTGCATCCTTCACTATGTACCGGGTACAGACACATATTTCACGCTCACGAATGCAAGCGGAGCCGCACAAACACGCAAAGCAACAAACGTAACGCCAACGGCTTCATATTTCTATCGCGCAACTCTTAAACTTACCAACGGTCAATCTGAACTATCTATTGGAGGAGGTGCGACCATAGCCGACGCAGTGAGTGCATGGCAGAGCGCTGGTTCATTTATTGAAACAGGTACATTACCAGGCGCAAGTACAGACCTTTATTTCCTGCAAAGTCTTTATCGCTCTTCTCCTGGAACATCTAAATATTTCAGGATGATAAACACATATGCCATCGGAAAATTCTAACATCTTAGCCGGGAGAGTGATGCAATCGCC